TCGAGCACACCAGCCATGGTCAATGCAGACGCTACGTCAGCAGAGCACATGATGATGTTGCCCTTTCCGCGACGAGTTCTTTGTGCGATTGCGTTCGCATCTCTCTCGATTTGGAAAAGAAGACCTTTGAACTTCTCAACGGACCAACGTCCATTAGAGTCGATGTCAAGGTCAAAAGTACCAGCAGAAGCAACGTTCTGTGCGGCACCCATTTCAGCAACCTTGTAGATGGTTCTGATAACTTCGCGGTTGATTTCAGCCAAGATCTCTGTAGAGAGGATGTTGGCGAGTTCCGCTTCAGCGTTCAGACCATGGATTGCCTTAAGGTCTTGTGCCAGTTCCAAGGAGTACTCTGCTTTCAGAGCTCTTGACTTGGCGGTTACGGTGACTTTCTCGATCGAGAATGCCATCTGGTTGAATGCATCACCAGATGTTCCGAGATCCTCAGCGTCATCTGTACGCATACCACCACCGACGTTATATCCGGTAGAAGCGCCAGCAGAGATTGGGTTGAGGGAAGAAGGATTAACACCTTGCTGTGAGGTAGTACCCATACCAGCAGCACCATCGGCAAAACCGTTGGTTACGTCGAAACCTTCGTTCTGACCAGAGAATGCAGAGTCTACTTCGTTATAGAACGACTCGTTTCCGGTCTGGTTGTTGTAACGTGAACGCATCGCGAAGATGAGTCCAGTAGGTCCTGACATTGGCTGAACGCCTGCGAGGTCATATGCGACCAAGTTAGGCATTGAGCGTCTGATCAAAGAGATCAGAACGGGGTCGAAACCTTGCATTGCACCAGTTGTTGCAGCACCCATACCAGGGTTTGCTCCAGAACCAGTGTTGTTTGTTGGTTGTTCGGTCAGGAATGAACCTGAATCAGAGAAAGCATTTTGCTCTCTCAGGAATTTTTCTTGGTTTTCTAACAGGACTGCGGTAACAGCTCTACGATGGGAGTCTTTGATTTGCTCGCATCCCTCATGATTGAGGAGAGGTGCCCACTTTTCCTGCAACTGTTCAGAATGGAACATTTGCTTTTTACCTATGTGGTTAATTTACGGTTTGAATTAATATTGAATTCAGTTTATTTGCTAACCATTGAAAGTGCTTTCAAATAGCCAGACATCGAACCAGAAACGGATTCTGGTGAAGAATCTACGCCTTCTGAAAGGGTTTCAGTTTTAGCTGTTGGAGCTTTCTTTGCTGAGAAGTATGACTCCTTCAACATCTCCAGTTTTTCACGATATTGTGTATCACTTTCAAACTCCACACTTTCGGAAAGTGAGGCGAGCTTCTCTTTCTGGGTCTGTGCTAGACCTTCAGAGACTTGATCTAAGATTCCTTCAGCAACCGACTCTGAGAGACGACCATTAAGGGAAATATTTTTCTCGATTTGCTCGTTAAGTTTGGTCTCCATATCATCAAGTTTTTCTACCATGCTCTCAAGCACATCATATTTTTCTTCAGGGATTGATACATAATGTTCTTCAAACAGGCCCTTCAGGCCCTGCAAGAATGACTCAGACATTTCTGCCTTGAGAGCATTCTCAATAACGAGTGCGTTCTCAGTGAACCACTCATCAGAAACATACTCAAGGTATGAATCTACACGCTCGGATAGAGCAGATTTTTCTGTAGCAATTGCTTCAGAAAGTTCTGTCTCCAACTTTTCTTGGTACTGTGCTTCAAGGGATTCCTTGATTTCAGTAACCTTTGCATTAATAGCAGTTTCAAAGATGGTCTTTGCCTTTTCTTTGAATTCTTCAGAAAGTTCTTCGTTGCCAAGCAGAGCATTAACATCTTCTTCGACGTTATACTCGACAACTGTCTCAGTAGTTTCTTCTTCAGCAACTACTTCTTCAGTAGAAGTCTCTTCTTCAGCAACAACTTCCTCCTCAGTAGTTTCTTCTTCAGCAACTACTTCGTCTGTGATCTCCTCTTCTTCTTTCATACCTGTCGCCGCTTCAGCAGGTTTTGCACCTTTATTGACAACATCCTTAACTTGCTTAAGGGTTGTACCTGGGGTGTTTAACTTGTTTGAATCGTCGTCTGGTTTTGAATTTTCCGGGGTAGGACCACCAAGATCTTCGACATTAGCGAGTTGCGTACCAGGATCCGCCATTGATGGCATTGGATCCGCAGCTTTTGCACCAGCGTTAACGGCGGTCTTGGATTGCGCTGTCTTTACTTCCATTTCTTGTAATTCGTTTCCACGAGACATTTGAACTCTCCGATTTACCTGTATTAAATCTATATTTATTTATAAATTAAAATGTTTAATGATAACAATCAGAGATTGTTTAAGAAATCATTGAACAGATCTAGTTTTTTTTCTTCTAGTTTTCTTTGGATAACTAGAGAATTTATTGTTTTTTGCGTTTGCTCTGCATACTTTTCACGCAAAATTCCACCATCCCAAATCCACTCTTTACCTTCCATAATACCTTCAACAAAGGCATCAGGTGCAGAAGGATCGGCAACAATATCAGCAGCAGTTGCTAACATGAAGTCGTCACCAACAATGTTAACACCTTCACGGGTCTGCTTTAATGAACCAATACCACGAGATGAAACACCGAGTTTTACACCTTCTTCAATAAGTGAAGATGCAATTTTGCCCATGGGTGTATTTAAAATTTTTGCCTTTCCAATAAAATTGGATCCACTTTCTCTAAGTGAAACAATTTTATGAGAAACTCTATCAAGATTGACAGTTGGACCGTCTGGATGACCGAGTTCACCAAGTGCTCTACCTGCCTGAACATTACTTTCATTATATCTACCGACTTCACGGCGAAGAGTCTCCATAGGATACATTCTACCATTACGGTTTTTAATGTTTCCTTGAAGGAATACACCTTCAATATACATAGATTTCTTGCCAGACTTTGTAGTCTCAACTAGAAATTTTACTGATTCTACTTCTTCTCTAATGAGTTTCATGTTGATTTAGGATACTTGTACTTGTTGAATGAATACCTTTCCAGTTCCAGAATTTGTTTTTACTGCAACCTTAATTGATCTTCTAAGTTGAGCATTATTGCTAGTCAAAGCTGCTGGGTTACCGGACGATGAATCATGATCAATTACTATCCTACTGCCAAAAAATCCATCAACACCCGATGTTGTATTGACTGATGATACAATTTTATGAGTAAAATTAAATGTAGACTGATCAGGAGCTGTTAAAGTCACTGCATCACCAACACCAAAAGGTGACGAAGTTCCTTCAGGAAAATCAATGGTTGTTGTTGACCCAGTAGTAATTCCAGTGACCAAATGTGATCCAACTGGTCCAATAGAAATTTCTTCTGGTTCTCCTACACCAACATAAAAGTCCTGATTAGTCGCTGTTGGATTTGTTCCAATAGCAACATGAACTCCAGAACCTTCTGGAAGAACCCTAATACTATCCGATAGTTGACTTATAGGTATTGAAGCAGAACTACCTGTTGAGGTTGCAAATACTGTGTTTAAACCTACTGGTTTTAGGGACGACATTATTATTTCCTAAGGATCATTTACAAGTTATTTATAATTTAGACACCATCACTGGTCTCTAGTTGGTCATTCGCAATTTCTTCCGAATTTCCATCAGTATCTCCAAATAAAGAATTTCCTACTTGAGGACGAATTCCTTCAATCTTTTCTGCAGACTTTGCAAAAAGAATACTTTTGATCTTATCGCTAACCTGGGAGGGTGACTCATCAGTTGCAATCATATCTAAAAGATCATCCATTTAATTAAATTAATATAAGACTATGGGTATTTATATCTCTCCGCCATTAGGCATTTCAGGTGCTTCTGTTGGAGATCCATCAACTTCAGGCTCCATCTGGGGTTTTCCCAAATCCATATCTGCCGAGGTATCAAATGGTTGACCAGTTGCGGGATCAATAGTTGCAGGATCAGCAATAGTGCCGTCCTTTATTTCTTTTTTGATTATTGCATCTTGCTCAAGAATTTCCACATCAGTCTGGCGTAAAATCTTACGTCTAATGTAATCTTGTGAATAATATTTACCCACATATGGTTCTGCAGTTGCAACAAGAGCAAGTCTCTCATTCATTAATTCTGCTTCTTTCAGTTCTGAGAAGTGGTTATCATACAAGAAATCATACTGAATATGCTCACTCATTGACTCCCAATCTTCGGGAGTAATTACATTCTTCAGGATCAATTGGGTCTTCAACATGTCATTAAACATGTTAGAGAATCTCTTTCTTAAACGACCAACAAACTTGGTGAACTTCAGTTCATCTCTTAGGATCTCAGAAGATCTCCCCAAGTTAAACCCACTGTCTCCATCCATTCGTGATGAAGGGACGTTAAGCGAACGGAAGAGTTTCTTTTTAAAATACTCAATATCAGTGATTTCACCCAAGTTTTGTCCGCCAGGGAGAGTGGTGATTTCAGTTCCTCTTCCACCCTCACGCCTGGGAAGCCAGAAATCCTCAAGCATTGACATGTACTTTTTGTCATCACGAATCTCTCCAGTGTTTGCATCATATACAAGTTTGTTGCGATAACGCATCATAACATCACGCAGATATTGTTCTGCCTTTTGCTTAGGAAGATTGCCAACATCAATGTAGAAAATTCTACGTTCTGGTGCTCTTGATAAACGATAGATGACAAGACTATCCTCAATCATTCTCAATTGATTTAGAGACTTAATTGCTTTATGAAGATATGAAAGAGTATTGCCCTTATTTCTATCTACAAGACCAGAAGTGCAGTAGGTGACAGCATCTTTAGCAATCTTAATTCCTTGACCAGCACCCGATTGCATTGGGTTTCCAGTACCATATGATGATTTTGGATTGTAAATAAAATATTCTTGAATTTCTGGAAAGTCATAATCCATGGGATTATCACTTCTAAGTTTTTGAAGTTGAGTTGCTTTATCGTTATCATTCTTCTTTGCCTGTCTAACATAACGCATTTTCATTGCGTCAATGTAACGAAGTTCTTTAATTCCTTCTTCAGGTTTCTTTAAATCTATAATTTTGTGATAGTAAATTCTACCATCAATGTACCAGTTACGGTAAATTTCATGCGCTTTTTTATCAAAATCCAATAAATCTAAGATATACTTAAACTCTTCACGAATTTTTGTTTTGATGCCATCACTAGCATTCAAATTGGAAAGTTCAATCTCAATAGGACTATCATTAGAATCTGAAACAACTGCTTCATTTACAATATCTTCAATGGCACTGTCACATTCTGGGTGAAGTGACATTTCTCTATATCTTTTAATTAGATCAAACTCGTTCTTATAGATACCTTCAATATCAACATAAGAACCAAAAAAACCACTACTCATATAGTGGTCAGCCCCGTCCTCATTATTAGGAGGAACGGGGGAGACCGCTGATGGTGAGAGTGGTTCGTTGTCCTCTATTGAGAACCCAAACAGTTTGGACATTATTATATTGGAACTTTAGTCTGATCTATTTATCAGATCAAATTAACTCCAGTTTGATCAGTTGTACCTTCGCCACTCTTCGTTCCTGCATACCAGGATTGAACAGCAAAGTCTACTGTAAACTCTTCAATCGTATCACTAGAATCATAAGAAAGATCAATTGAAGAAACAGAAACTGGGAAAATATCTTCAAATGTATATGACTTTAATGGTGTTACGCTAGTTCCACCAGCAGTACCTGAAGCTTTTTTAGAATTTCTTCCTTCAGAATAACCTCTACCCAACTGACTAACAGTTGCACTTGACATATATGACCCTGGGTTGGTTGCTCCAGTGTTGGTTCCAAGTTTAGCAATTCCATTCATCCATGCTTCAAAAGCATTTCTGAGTTTGAAATTTTCATCATTGATGATAGTAACAGTCCAGTTATCAATAGTTCTGTCACCAGCAACTTTGAAAATTCTGCCTCTAAATGGAACATCAATCGATGCTACATTTGATGCAGGCAGTTGAGCTGCCTTACACATAAACTGGAAAGTTTCTTTTGTGTCATTATTCCAACTAGCCCCCTCAGCGGCAGCTGGAAAATTTGTTAAAGATACTTCAAATAAATTGGGGCGTGCGCCGCCCCCCTTCAGAGAACTCTTAAGATTTGAAATCGTGCGTAAAGTTGACATTTAATGCTCCTCCTTTTTTATTAATAAATTTATCAAACTCTACCAGCAACTTCCTCAAAACTGATGCCAGTTCTAGTGGCAACAAATGTGAGGGTTACATAGTTGATAGATTTCGCAGGCTTCAGGAAGATGTCTGCTCTAAACTCATTATTATCAATAACATCAGGAGTGTTATTGGTGGAATCACAAACAATCAAGAAACCATAAAGACCTCTCTTTGCTTCAATATCGCGGAGATATGGTGCAACAATGTTTCTGAAGTTTGCTCTTGTCAACTCGTCATTGAGTTCAAAGAGTTGTGCTTCTGCTGCTCTTTGCAATGCTTGCTCGATTGTAAGGAACAAACGGCGAACATTGATTCTATCAAACGCAGATTGATATGCAAGTGCGGTCTTGTCACCAAATAGCAGAGTTCCCGTTCCAGATTGAGTAATGAAGGAATTAATTCTCTTAGGATAGAGACGATCTCTTTGTGCTTTATTTGGATTATATGCAAGTTTAATTGCATTATTGATAACACCACGCTGTTGACCAGCAGGTGAGAACCATGGGAAAGAATTCAAGTTTGTACGAGTCATCAAACCAGCGACATCTGCATTACATGCAACGTATCTGAATTGATTATTGAATCTATCATATTGATACTTATATCCACTATCAAAGATTGCGTATGACGATGATTGAAGTGGTGTGAAGTAATTGATCAAGTTTGTTGTTTGTGTTTCCGTATTAGATACGTTAACAAGGTCTGCTCTATGAGGACCAACAACCGCCATACAATCTTTTCTCTGATTTGCAAGAGAGATCAGATAGTTTGCTTTTGCCTGTGAATCAAATTTATTGATACATCCAGGACCCATGATTAGATAATCAACTGCAATCTCATCTTTATTTGAGAATTTGCCGTATGATGTGATTATATCGGAAAGTTCTGCCTTCATTCCACCAGCGGCTGAGTAATCTACTCCTCCTCCAAGTGTATATGAAAGATTTCCAACACCAGTAAATGTAACTCCTTGTGAATCAAGTCCCCAAAGACCATCTCCAAGAGTTTCTGCAACAAATCCAGAAGAGAATCCTGTTGCAACAGGAATACTTCCATATGTGGAGGTAACTTCTGCTTGTGAAATATTATATCCTGCATAGACATTTGCAGAGAAATCTGCAATATAGTCTTTGTAGTAAATTTTCTGTGGAGAATTTACTGCGGAGATAGCGTCTTTTGCTTTAGATAGTCCAATGTGCTTCTCAATGATATTGCCTTGAACACCTGTGACTGATCCAGTGTCATCAACAACTACAACGTGAATTTCGTCATTCCTACTATTTCTAGTTGAAGAATATTGAGTCGTTGCTGGTTTTGGTGCTAAAGTTTTCCAGAAGACAGTAGAATTTGTCAATCCTAATGTTTGGTCATCGTACCAGTCTGTTGCTGAAGTAGCAGTTAATGACTCTCCTGCAAGTTGTCCGCCAACAGTAATTGTTCCTGCAGCAAATGCAGATCCTACTGCACCTTCTGCATAATCAATCTTTGTTTCTGTTCCTGCAGTAGATACTCTAGAAACAACTTTTACTGATGCTGTACTTTTAGTTCCATCTGTTGTATTAGTGTTAACACCAACAACAATTCCTTTTAAGTATCCAGTGAAAGTTTCAGTAGATCCAGATCCAGCTAGTGTAGAATCGATTGATGCAGTAACTCCAGTTCCAACTGTTACACCAGCACCAGCAAGACTGGTGGTGTTAACACCGATGATCTGGTCTGCTACACCATCAATTACACAAACTTTTAATTTATTTGCCCAACTTCCTGGATTTTTTGCTGCCCAAGTAAATGTGGTATCAGTAGTATATGACTCCTGATAATTATCGTAGTTTTTAATCTTTAACGTTGTAGTTGATGCTACCGATACGCCAGAATTAGCGTTGTTCAGTGTGCTTCCATCAGTTCTAGCAACCTTGAGGACTCCACCATATGAAAGATAGTTTGATGCACTCATCCAATACTCATATTGAGTATCTGTTGACAATGGTTTGCCAAATACATTTATTAGATCTTGCTCGGTCGAGACATCGATTGGGTCATCGATTGGTCCAATCTTGAATGGTCCCGCAATGGCACCAATGTTATCAAGAACATTATCAGCTCTTCCTACTGTAAGATCAACCTCCCTGGTCAATACTCCAGGAGATAATTGAGGAGTCGCCATGTTTAGTTTTCTCCGTAGACTCAGTTTATCTGAAATTATTTAGAATTTGTATGACTTTGAGTGGGGAAACATGGTGTGAACTGTCTACCAGTCAGGATATGTATCATTATCTATGATTTTTATTCTACTATCCTTTATCCTCTTTATTGTACATTCTTTACATTCATATGAATATGATGATGGAACTGGTCCTCTATTTTTTCTAGTTCTATAAAAATCCTCTACCAAATTTTTTATTTCAAAACAAACTCTACACTTTCTATTTGTAAGAAGTAGGTGTCCTAAACGAATTTGTTTATCTAATTCCATTATCGATATTGCCACATATGAGACATATCACCATATTCATCTGTAAACCATCTATCTCCATCAGTATCAACAAAACTTTCATTTTCTAAACCATCGTTTAAAAATCCAAATGGTGCCATGTCCTGTTCAATTTGATTTTTTTGTTCTTCATATAATCTTTTACGAACATCTTGGTCTGTCAATTCTTTAAAGTAGTCCATCTGGACCAACCAGGCATAAATGACAAGACACATAGCAAGGTCATCATTACAACCTTCTTCTGCTTCAAAAGAA